TTATGGGTCAGGCTGGACAACAAATGTCCAATGCGGGCGTTTGGAATGAATCAGAAATGATGCGCCACATGAATCCCTATTTGGGTGGTGCATTGAATACGATGGCAACCTTGTCTAATCGCAATTTGATGGAAAACGTTCTTCCTGGAGTCAACACTACATTTGCCGGAAACGGTCAATTTGGTTCAACTCGTAACGCTGACTTTACCAATCGCGCTCTTCGTGATAACCAAGATTCTATCAATAATGCGGGCGCAACCATGATCAATAATGCCTATGGACAAGCGGCTAATGATTACTTGGGTTGGGGTCAACTCGGCACGACTAATGCTCAAAACATGGGTGCGTTGGCTCAGAACATGGGTCAATATGGTATCACAGGTCTTAATACTGGAATGAATCTTGGTCAGCAAGATCAAGCTGCACAGCAAGCTGCACTTGATGCACAGAAAGCCCAATGGACTGAGAACTATACCTTCCCGAACGATGTTTACGGCGCTCTTTCTAACGCCTACAATACCTCACTCGGTAGGCTCACTCCGAGTTCTAACAGTTCTAACAGTTCCAGTAGCAACTCTACCAACTACACTACTCGAAGCGGAGTGACCGTGTGATGTCTGATCAAAGCGACTTCTTGATGGAAGAGTACAAGCGGCTCGGCGTATCAGAAGCCGAGGCGGCAGATGCCATTCGCAATCTATTGGGCGCGACGATGAATCGCAATGAGACGGCACGCGCTCAACGATTCTCTCCCGGAGTAACTGGCTTCCTTGGCGCAGCATCCGGATTCCTGCGTCCTGGAACCAATGCCGCCGCTGGTTATCAGACCGCAATGGATGAGTACCAAAAACGTCAAGAGTTAGATCCGTTTGTTGATCAAAAGATGATCGGTGGCTATCTTGATACCGAGCGCAAAGAAGTTAATGACCTTCGCGCTAAGATTCTTGATCAAATGCGTGAAAGAAGTGCAAATGGTTCTGATGTACCATTTGAAACAAAGGTATTCGGAACTAATTTGATGATTACAGATCGTAGGAATGGTGTCGCTACCGTTATCGCTAGTGACCAAGTCCCTATGTTTCAAAAAGCCGTCGCAAGATGGCACGATACTTTTGAAAAGCAAGGCGGTTACACGCCCGCTCAACTACAAACGATGTCACAAGAAAAGGCACTTGAAGAGATCCGTACAGGTAACGACGCTTTGCAAGTTCTTCCGAACCAACCGATCAGAGGTAGTGCAAGCGTTCCGGCAACTTCAGATTTGGCAGGTGTCACCGCATTGCCTGTCAATCCTGCATCAACTGCCCCTGATTATACTGCGCTGGATATCGCTCAGATTGATAAGGAACTGAGTCGACCCGGTATTTCTGCACAAACAAAAGCAACGCTTCTTGATCAAAAGAATCGTTTGCTTGTTAAAACCCCTCCGGCTTACAGCGGCACGCCAAGGCAAGAACAATCTATTCAGAAACTCGATAAACTTATCGGTGCGCCTGAAAGAAAGATCATGACTGCCCCACAGATTGCTGAAAATGCAAAGGCAGTTACGACACTTCAAGAATCCAATCAGAATCTTAAGAACTCCAACTTCTCTCTTCAAAATATGGAGAACTTGAGTTTGGCAACTGATCCTAAGACTGGAAAACTTGCAACTTCTCAAGGACCGGCTTCTGAATTGATTACCAAGCTCGGCGGTTGGACCAATTATTTCGCACCTGATACTATTCTTGCTTTACAAGCGGGTAACAACGCTGCATTCTTTTCTTCGATGCAAGGGCAAGTTCGTAGTATTCTCCCTGCCTATGGTTCAGGAACAGCCGTTTCAAACCTTGACTTGATCGTTGGTCAATTGGCAGCAGGTTCGTTGGACAACACGCTTCAAGGTCGTTTGAAGATTATCGGTTCTTCTAAAGCAATGAATACTGCTATGGAACTGATTAATGAATCTAAGCGTCAACATCTATCTAACGGTGGTTCTTTGGCAGATTGGAAAATGCCAAATGAAGCATTGGTAGGTCTGGCTCCGGTTAGGAAATTGATTGACGGACAGACATACCTACGTTACGAACCTGTGACTAAAGATCAGTTTGTTTCGCGATTGAAAGCTAAAAATCCGAAGCAATTTGAAAAAGCTTCAAAAGAAGAAATAGATCAAGAATGGAATGATTTTGCCCTTCAAAAAGGTAATTACGATCCTGGTAAGAGGTAATCATGGCTTTTGATAAACTTGATTTCGATGACTTAGACAATCGTTCTTCTAGCTTTGAGGCATTGAGTGAAGATGACTTAGTGCCTTCTACTGATAAGCGACGTGCTGACCCTAATTTGATGGACTATTCAAATTATGATACAGCTATGATCGGCGCTGGTGAGCGTGCCATGCGTGCCGCACGAGGAGTTAAAGATCTCGGTTTAGCTGCCGGTGAAATGATCGGTTTGAAAGGTTACAAAGAAAAACGAAATGAACTCGCAGATCGGATTAATGAAGAACGCAAATTATTCAATCAGAACATCGGTAGTGATCAGAATCCAAAACGCAATTGGCTAAGAGGCGGTCAACTTGCCGCTGATGTAGGTATGGGGGTTGCGTTGCCTTTTATGAAAGGTAAAACTATCGCTCAAACCATCGCTAAAAATGCACCGATCGCCGGTGCTTATGAAGCAGTCGTTAATCCTGGGTCAATGGAAGAACGTGCTAAATCCGGTGGCCTCGGTGCTGTTGGTGCAGGATTAGGAATCGGTGCAATCGGCGGACTCGGCAAAGGTTACGAGTATCTTTCTCCCAGATTATCAAACTCATTTGATGATTTAGTTGCGCGATCTAAACAATTTACGGGTGATAATTCACTTCGTGGAGTTCCGATCAATACCCGTTGGAAAGATCCAAATGCAATCGCAAAACAACAATTGGCTGATTCAATTGGCGCACCTTTGTCAATCGGTGACATAGAAGGAAAAGGCGTTCTTCGCATGGCAGAACAAGGGTTTGCCAATGAGAGCCAACGCGGTAACATCTTAAAAAGTCAAGTCGGTGCGCTCGAGGATGCCATCGGTATTGTTGATAACAATATGTCAAAAGCAGTTGAAAACACTTCTAAAGAATTAACAAAAGTTGGTAACGACATATTTGCCCCTGTTCAACAAAAGATCGGTAAAACAAGTATCCTTATCAATCCGTCAACGATGCACAATGAAGCTAGAAATATTAAAGAAAACTTCTCAGCTTTATTTGAACCCAGTTTTTATGACAAATCTAAAATTGAAGCCTTTAATGATTGGATAGACAACCCTTACGCATTGAATTATAATGAGTTCAGAAATTTCCAACAAATTCTTGGAAAAGCATCTTCACGTGCAAGAGATTTAGTAAATAAAGGTGAAATAGAAAAAGGTGCTAAGTCAGCCGCCGACGCCGCTTATGCCAAATCTTATGATGATTTCAAATCTTGGGGTCAATCTAGTTCACCTAAGACGCAAAAGAAATACGCTGAAATTGTTAAAGAACATGAAAAAGCAATGGGTGAGTGGAAACGTGATGTTTTGCCATTTGATAACGATGTGACTTCTTCTTTAAAGCAAGCGGCTACACCGGAAGAAACGACGAGTGTTTTATTGAACCCTAGGAACAAATCGACTCTTGAAAAAGTTGTTGCTCCAGAATTGGCAAAACATTCACCACAAGGTAAACACCTATATGACGCAGTGCGTTTGTTAAATCGCGCTGGTGAGAGCATGGGATCGGGTATTAATGAAGCGACGGCACATCCTAGTGACGTATTGAACCCGTTATTGACAGGTGTAAGAAAAGGTATTTCTAGTTTGACTAGCACAAAAGGGGCGAAAGATCTTTACTACGGTAAATTTGATCATTTACTACCCAACGATGGTCAAAACTTTTTACCTAGAAAAGATCACACAATTGAAGACCTTTTGGCACAATTGGGCAGTTCTACTGCAAAACTTCCAATTGGTTATGCTCGTGAACAAGAAGATCTTTCTGAGGCTGCGATCAATGCGTTGTTGATGAATATGTTTAATGATGATAGTGAGAAAGTGTCTCCTGGGGCAATTACTCAGGGAACTGACCGTGGTATTCAAATACCAAATAAACAATGAGCAAAGCCGCCCATAGGGTAGCCGTACCCTGTACCCAGAGCATAAGCCAAACAGAGTCAGGACGCGTGCTGGTTGCCTATTTAGGTGCGCGGCTGGCGGGTTATTTGTTGCCCCGGCGCAGTATGCTCAAGCACTATGCAGTTGCGTAAAAATGATGTTATATAGGGGTACGGCTTTACATTAGTAAAGTTTATAAATGGTACTGGCTGGTAAAAATCGTTTTTCGTTTAGCCACTACCACTTATAAACTTTACAACCGTAATATCTAAGCCCATGTTATTACAGGTGCAGGTTTTTGTAGACGATAATGGTTATTATTTACAATTTTGTCAATCTGTCCTTAATACGGTTTTATGGCTTGTCTAGGGGGTACGTAACGGAAATTTGTTTTGAATTTTATTGAAAAATGAGATGCTATGGGCGGCGGTTGCTCAGATTATTGGTTAGGTGGTAAACTTGCGGCACTTTATAGGGGTTTATATGAAAACATTGTTATTTCTTATTGCGAATGTTTGTTTCCTTTTTGGTTATTTCGCAGGAAAAGAGTCAGTTGAACCTGTTGTTATTGGTTGCCCAGAAGAAACAAATAACAAACTAATTGCTTCACGTGTCAATGAAAACGAAGCGGTTTGTGTCTATGTTGAACCTTGGCAAATCAAAGGTAAAACCAAAAGGAAGAGTTATGCTATTTAAAAGAAAACCAAGAGACTATCAGCTCGAAGATTATGAGCGCAGCAGAGACCTCAAACATTTTGGCATATTGTATGAAATGGGACTAGGTAAGAGCAAGGTCACGAATGATACAGCGATCCATTTATATGCCAAAGGGAAGATCAACGCGGTTGCAATCATAGCCCCGAACGGTATTCATACGAAATGGGCCAAGGAAGACTTTCCAAACGACTTCCCAGATGAAATGGATTATAAGGCGGCCGTCTGGAAAAGTGGTAACAAAATCGCGATAGACAAATGCGAAGATTTATTTGATCCAGGTAATCATCTTCGTGTTCTTTGCATGAATATTGAGGCGTTGTCACGCAAAGGATCGATTGCCGAAGTATTTTTGAAACGTTTTCTAAACGCGACTGACTGTTTATTGGTCATAGATGAATCTGATACAATCAAGAATCCGTCTGCCAATCGCACAGAAAAGTTACTTAAGTTAGGTGACAAGGCATTGTACAAACGTATCTTGACAGGCACACCGATCAATAATAGTGTCTTTGATTTGTATGCTCAATTCTCATTTCTTGATACCGATATCTTTGGTCAGAGTTTTACCAGTTTCAAGCACACCTACGCCAATATCTTACCTCCGACCCATCCGACTGTTTTGGCGATCATGGCAAAAGGGGCGAGATGGGTTCCCACATTGGTTGAGAAAGACAAAGAAGGTAAGCCGATGTGGAAGAATCTCGACAAGTTGCAAGATGCTATTCGCCCATATTGTATTGTTCGCAAGAAAGCTGACCATTCTGATCTTCCTGACAAGATCTATGAATCGATTTATTACGACCTTGACAAGAAACAACGTCAAATTTATGATCAATTGGCAAAGAACGCCAAAGTTGAACTTGAGAATGATTCGGTAACTGTTCTACACAAATTGACTTTATTGCTGCGTTTGCAACAAGTTCTTGCTGGATTCCTTCCAGGTGATACGACAGAAGGATTAATCCCACTGTTTAAAGATCCAAAGGATAACCCGCGTATTCAAGCACTGATGACGATGCTTGAGAATCACGTCGGACAAGCGATCATCTGGTGTCGCTTTGTTGATGAAATCAAAATGATTGAAAAGATTCTTGGTGAAGAGTGCATCACTTACTATGGTGAGACAACTGACCGTGAAGCCAAAATGCAGCTTTACAAAGATGGCAAGGTGCGTTACCTTGTAAGCAATACGGCAACGGGTGGTGTCGGGCTTAATTTGACCAATAGTCATTTGGCAATTTATTACTCGAATGATTTCAGTTACCGCAATAGAGTGCAGAGCGAAGATCGTCAGCACCGTATCGGTCAAACAGAATCTGTGGTCTGTTTAGATATTATTGCTGAAGATACAATTGATGAAAAGATAGTTAAAATTCTGAGAGATAAGAAAGATATCTCAGTGCAAACGATGAGGTTGTAATGAGTAGAGTTTTCTGCGTCACTGAGCCATTGACATATCGAGATGGTAAAGCGACTCCGATGTTTGACATCACTCCAGCAATGGAGTACGGTGAAATTGAGATATTGACTAAACATAACCAGTCAATGTTTCTTTCTGTGCCGATGGTGCGTCAGCTTCGCAATGATCTTAAGGATTTTTGCGATGATGACTACATCCTTCCGGTAGGTGACCCTGTGATGATCGGCACAGTTTGTGCTGTTGCTGCTGATATCAACAACGGTCTTTTTAATATCCTCAAATGGGACAAACGGCAGCGGAAATACTTGCCGATCACTGTTCAAGCATGGGGACAATCGGTAGATTAACTAATAGGTGAAATATGGAGTATCTTATAGGTTTTATTGTCGGGGCGATAACGATTGCGATTGTTGATGGTCTTACTTCAACACATTATTATCGCTTGTATAAAGATGCCATTCAACAGCATTTAGACAAACAATATCAATCTTATAGGTGAAATATGATTCAATTGAAAGATTTAGTTGAAGCGGCAAAATATCAGCAACATCTTGAAACTAAGATTGCTGAATTTGAAGAAGAGTTGAAAAATTACAAAGAAATGCAGCGTCGTCAATCACAAGAGATTGTGCCGAATATGATGGCTGAACTCGAGATAAACTCGTTTGAACTTGACAATGGTTATAAGGTGTCGATCAAAGACGCGTATTACGCTTCAATTCCGGAAGCCAACCTGTATGCTTGTTTCGAGTGGTTGCGGCAGAGTGGTCTTGATGGTATTATTAAAACCGTTGTAGCTGCAAACTTTGGCAAGGGTGAAGATCAAGAAGCTCAGAAGGTTCTTGATCTATTGACAGAAGCGGGAATTGTTGCAGATGTTAAATCTACAATTCATCCTCAAACTCTGAAAAGTTTTATAAAGGAGAGAATTGTGAAGGGTCTCGATATAGATTTGGAGCTATTTGGAGCTACCGTGGTAAAGACCACTGTTATAAGCAAATGATAACTCTGGATCGACTTAAAGAACTCATTGACTATGATCCGTTAACAGGTGACTTCATCTGGAAAGTTCATCTTCCGTTTTCAATAAAGTACGAAGGTGACAAAGCGGGGTATATAAATGAGGGTTATCTAAAGATAACCATAGAAGGTGTTTCTTACAGAGGTCACTGGTTAGCTTGGTTTTATTCGTATGGTGTTTGGCCTGAACATGAGATAGATCATATGGACGGTGACAAAGCCAACAATGCTATCTCTAATTTGAGAGACGTGACTAGGTTGGTAAATATGCAGAACAAAAGGTCTGCGTATAAGAACAATAAGTCTGGATACACAGGTGTTCATTGGTATCCTAGGTATGAGAAATATGCGGCTCAGATACGAGTTGAAGGTAAAGCCAAGACATTAGGTTATTTTGAAACTGCTGAAGAAGCACATGACGTTTATCAAAAGGCTAAGGAGAAATATCATCCGTCAGCATTTGTTAAAGAGCGTATCTCCAAAGGTTTGGAATTTGATTTAGATTTGTTCGGAGCCTCTGTTGTGAAAACAACGGTGATTTCGAAGTAGGGCTTTGTTGATGGGTTGACTACCTTGGTCGTTAAACGAGCATTTCGCACATGACTCATCTAATTGTGTGACGTTAGTTACGAGACGTAGTGGCCGGGCGAGCATAGCCGCATTAAGTCGTAACGAGTGCCGATTGACCGGCGTAAGCGGTCATCTTTGGTAAACTGGAACGCGAATTAGTCATTCGTTCTTGTCATGAAATCTTGACTAGAGATTAGTGATATAAGACGACCGATAAGTCCTCATAAGACGTAAGGATAGGTTCCAGTTTACCAAAGATGAATGAGACTGAACACTAAACGTCAAGGTGGTCTTTAAACAACTGTAGACGTTCAAGCGGGTGGGAAGCCCACACAACCAACTAACCGTTTGAAAAGGAAATCGAAATGACAAAAACCGCTGTTGCTGTAAAAGCTGAAACCGCTGTCGCACTTGCTGATGAAGTGTATTCTCAAGACGCAGGAAGTGGTTTTGAGGAAACCAGTCAAGAATCGTATGCAATTCCGTTCTTGAGTATTCTGCAATCTGGTTCCCCGCAAGTCAAGAAGTCCGATGGAGCCTACATCAAAGGTGCTGAAGAAGGCATGCTCTTCAACAGTGTCACCCAAGAAGTTTATGGTGACGAAGGTGTTGAGATCATTCCGTGCCATTACACGCAACGCTTTCTGGAATGGGGTCTGCGTGAATCCGGTGGCGGTTTCTTTGGCGAGCACACTCCGAACGACCCAATTGTTTCGCAAACTGAACGTGATGATAAGGGTCGCAACATGCTTCCCAATGGTCACCAACTCAGCGACACGCGCAATCACTATGTTCTGATTCATCATGAAGGTCAATTGTCTCCGGCCATCATGAGTCTTTCTTCTAGCCAGATCAAAGCATCCAAGACCTGGATGTCGATGATGCAAGGGCAAAAGGAAAAGAATCCTGTGACGGGTATGTTTGAAACGGCTCCGATGTTCTCGCGTTATTATCGTGTCAAGACAGTTGCTCAGAGTAATGACAAAGGTTCTTGGTTTGGTTATAAGTTTGAGCTCGAGAACAAGATTCCTTCTGATAGTGCTGAATACCTTGAAGCCAAGGCGTTCAATCACACGGTCAAGTCTGGCCTTGCCAAAGTAGAACGCAACATGAATGTCGAATCTCCGTCAAACGAGAAAGAGAAGTTCTAAAACGCGGCGGGACGTTATAGGTTGAGCAACCTACGAGCGGGTGAGAAGCCCGTACAGAATTTGTAGCATAGGCGGCAATAGGGTTACACTTACAACCCCCGCCCGCATAGGGTAATATAGATAACAAAGGCGCGTTATGAGTCTTGCTGAGAGGTTTTTCAATATCTATCGCGGTTTAGATAGAGCACGTGGCAAGAATAAAACAAGTTCCAAAGTAAATTCCAAAGGTAAACGAGAATCAACAAATCAGACCTTACACGAGGCTTACAATGTTGAGTGTTGGGAAAAGCATTTAGCTGGTACTGAAGGTCTCGGTGTCGTACCTATCAATGACGATGCAATGTGTGTCTGGGGTGCGATTGATGTTGACATCTACCCACTCGACTTAATCGAGCTTGAGCAAAAAGTCAAAGCGTTAGGTCTTCCGTTTGTCGTATTAAAGACCAAGTCCGGCGGTGCTCATTTAACTGCTTATTGGAATGATTGGCAACCTTGCTCAGAAGTACGGGCAAAGATGGCAGAGGCTAGTTTTGCACTTGAACTAGGTGAACGTGAGTTTTATCCAAAGCAGGTACGTCTAGCCAACAAAACAGACATCGGCAATTGGCTCAACATGCCGTATTTCTACGGAGATGATACAGAACGGTATGCTATAAGAGACGGTAAACCGTTATCGACAGAAGAGTTTCTTGATTATGCCGAATCCATGCAAATGGAAATGGTTACAGATTTCGTTGTACCGACCACAGAGTCAGCAATAGAAGACGGTCCTCCGTGTTTACAAGCTATCATACGACAAAAAGCAGGGCAAGGTGAACGGAACAACGTATTGTTCAACCTGGGTGTTTATGCCCGCGTAAAGTTTGAATCAACATGGGAAGATGAAGTCAATAATTTCAATCATGAATTTATAGTCCCACCACTAAACCATCGTGAAGTAGCTGCGATTGTAAAGTCACTTGAGAAGAAAAATTATTCATACACATGCAATAACACTCCACTTTGTAACAATTGCAATCGCGAGACGTGTAAGTCAAGAGAGTTTGGTATCCATGCTTTCCAGCACATTGATGTTGGTATTGCACTTGACTCAGTAACAAAGATGAACTCACAACCTCCGATGTGGATATTATCATTGGAAAGTGTGCGAACAGAAATTGAAACAGAAGACTTACTAAATCAAGACCGCTTTAAAATTGTTTGTGTCAACGCAATCAATAAGATCCCAGGGCGAATGAAGAATGAAGACTGGGATAAGTTCATACGAAATAAGTTGTCAGCCATAGAGATCATAGACATGCCGCGTGAAACGCGGATGACAGACCGCATTGAAGATTTCTTGCCAAATTTCTTTGCAATGACCCCGCCAGCAAAAGCGATATCCGAAGTTAAGTTGGGTCGTTGGTTTGAGAAAGAAAACGAATATTTGTTCAGAGGTAACGATTTTATGAGTTTTCTTGAACGACAGAATGTGAAAGCCGATTCAAGAAAAGTGTGGATTGCGTTATCATATCTTGGTGTATCAATGACGACTGTAGAAGGTGTGGCGGTGTGGTGTGTTAGCAATGAAGTTTATGATTCAAAAGCGAGAGGCCGTAAATTCACATTACCAGAAAAAGGAAGCGACCATGAGGATTTCTGATAATCAGACCGTTATATTAGGTCCACCAGGAACAGGAAAAACGACTGAGGTTTTAAATCAAATTGACGATTTGTTTAAGAAAGAAGTCCCTCCTGATAAAGTGGCGTTTGTCAGTTTTACAAAGAAGGCAGTCGGTGAAGCAACAGATCGTGCAGCAGATAGGTTCAATATTAAAGCAAGACAACTTCCGATGTTCAAGACAGTTCATGCTATGTGCTTCGCCGCACTTGGTATCGGTAAATCAGACGTCATTGGTAAAGAGCATTATCGCGAGCTAGGCGAATGGTTAGGTTATCGTTTTGAAGGTACATGGGATGAGGCCGAAGGTGTGCCTGTTGGTAGTGAGAAAGGCGATATCTTACTATTCCTTGACAATCTTGCTCGGGTACAACAACGTCCTTTGCGTGAAGTTTGGGAGGAGAACTATGTCGAATGCGAATGGGAAGAACTCGAAAGGTTCCAAGAAGGCTATCAAGACTTTAAAACTTCCAAGTATGTCATGGACTTTACTGACATGCTCGACGCCTATATTTCCATGTGCGACAGTTCACGTGCTCACTATGCCATTGTTGACGAAGCTCAAGACTTGTCAAATCTACAGTGGGCGGTATTGAAACACGCCTTCGGTAACGTCAAACAAACAATAATCGCCGGTGACGATGACCAGAGTATCTACAAATTTTCTGGGGCAAGCATTAAATCGTTCCTTGATCTTGAGGGTGAAAAACGCGTCCTTAGTCAATCCTACCGTTTACCGCGTTCAGTTCATGAATTGGCAAAAGGTATTGTGTCAAAGATTGAAAGTCGCTTTGATAAACCGTTCAATAGTCGTGATGTAGAAGGTGAAGTCAACTTTGTTAATTCACTTGAGAATATTGATTTCGATTCTAATGAGCAGACGTTGGTTCTTGTAAGAAACAATTTCTTGACTAGGCGCGTATCTGAGCACTTTATGATGATGGGTATTCCTTACATCGGCAAATACAATCATTCGTCAATACGCTCAACACACGTCAAAGCAATCTACGCAGTTGAGAAATTGCGTAAAGCCGAATCAATAACTGGTTCAGAAGCCAAAGCAATGTATGATGCGATGCACGTTGGTGAATATTTGACACGTGGATTTAAAGTTCAACTCGCCAATGTCAAAGATGCGGATATGTTTGACTTTGCCAAGTTACGAGATCAGTATGGTTTAAAAGACCTTGCGCCTTGGTATAATGTGCTGCAAGGCATAGGGCAACAGTTAACCGACTACTATAGGCTCGTTTTGAGCAACGGGTACAAGCTAACCCATGCACCCAAAACCTCAATAGGTACGATACATTCTGCAAAAGGTGGTGAAGCGTCTCATGTGATATTGTTGTCAGACATGGCGTACAAAAGTCATCAAGAATACATGAAGTCTCCTGATGACGAACGTCGTGTTGCTTATGTTGGTGTAACGCGGGCGAAGGATAAGTTGACTATTATCCAACCTTCCTCTAAACTTTACTTTGATTACTATTCGGAGTCGCAATGAGAAAAAGAATTCTGCCAAGTGGTAAATTGAATTTTCCTGATCCGAAACGCATTTACGATAGGAATGGTAAAGATGACATTGTGTTGTATATCAAAGAATTCGATAGGTGTAATGCGTTGCGTCCAGGCGGGACTTTTGTTAAAGGAGAACGGATATGAATAATGTAATGATTGATCTTGAAACAATGGGTGTCAATAACAATGCAGCGATTGTTGCGATTGGCGCAGTGGCTTTTGATATCTTTGAAAACACACTTGGTCCTGAGTTTTATCAAACAATTGATCTAGCCTCGTCAGTTGAAAATGGTGGCGTTATGGATGCCTCTACTGTTCTTTGGTGGATGGCACAAAGTAAAGAAGCGCAACGAGAATTTGAACGCCCCGGTTTAGAAGAACTGACTGTTTTAGATTACTTTGAAATCTATCTTAAACAGTTCGGTGATGATGTCAAAGTTTGGGGCAACGGTGCGTCATTTGATAACGTGATTCTGTCCAACGCTTATCGACGCTATCATTTGAAAGCTCCGTGGGAATATTATAACGATCGTTGTTATCGCACAATGAAGTCACTTGCCCCGCATATTAAGATTAAACGAGAAGGTACGCATCACAACGCACTATCTGATGCAATTTCGCAAGCCAAACACTTACAGAGGATTCTTGCAAAACCGGGTGTTAGTTCAAACCCTGTAATTGCCTCAGGAACCGCAACTATAACCTATGTCGGATACGATGATCGGAGGCGTTAAAATGACCGAACTTAATGAAATGCAGAAGTTGTTTGTCTATTGGATTAAAGAACGTGAGTCAATTCGTGTTAAGAAAGAACAAGGGTTGCCGAAACCTTGGAGCGATGATCCTATCTTTCAAACGTACAAATTCTGTAATGTCGAACGTGAGAAAGATACAGTTTCAATCTGGATTAAAGAGAACTGGATTGACCCGTATAAAGATCATCCGAACCTTTGGTTCGCAATGATTGTGGCGAGGTTGTTCAATTGGCCTCCGACACTTGAGATTATCGGGTTTCCATTAATAAATTTTGAAATACTTCGCCCGCTTTGGCGAGACCAATTGAAGAAATATCGTGAACTCGGTAACAAAGTCTTCACCGGCGCATATTTAGTCAGCACCAACGGTGTCAAGATGGACAAGATTGATTATATTCTTGACCGAGTGTTAACTCCGATTTGGGAGAAGGGTCGTGCTCCGATAGTGGGTTTGATTGCATTTGAAGGTAAGTCGAACGAAATAAATGTTAAGCAAGAATCACTCGAATCTTACTGGAATTATCTTCGTCAATTCGATGGTCTCGGTAGTTTCATGGCAGGGCAGGTCGTTGCTGATCTGAAATATACACCCTTGCTTTGGAATGCTACGGATTGGCATTCGTGGGCACCATTGGGACCGGGTTCAATTCGCGGTCTAAATCGTTACCATGGTCGCCGTGTTGATATGTCGTTGCGTCAAGATCAAGGGTTACTTGAAATCAATGAGCAAAGATTATTGATTGAAAAAGTGTTGGGGTCTTTCCTACCAGCGCACAATATACAGAACTGCAATTGCGAATTCGATAAGTACCTTCGTGTCAAGAATGGTGAAGGTCGCCCTCGTTCACATTATCCAGGTGAAAAATGAAAATCAAAGTCTGCGGTTTGCCGTTTGAAGTAACAGGTGTTGACGGCGGGCATCTTGTCAGTCATAATAAAGAGCGCACTGATCTTTATGGCGAAGTGTCTTATACAAAAGAATCAATTCAAATTGACAATACGAAGTCAATCGAAATGATGAATCAGACATTTTGGCATGAAGTGATGCACGCCATTGTTGAGCGTCTCAGCATTCGTGAATTGATCAATGAAGATCGTAGCCATAATGAGATGGCGATTGATCAAATCGCACTTGGAGTTTTTAACGTGTTACAATCAATTGACGCACGCGTAATTATCAATAAGGAGAGCATTTGATGTTGAGTATTCGCGGTAGAAATGTAAACGACATTTTCCCTTTGGGATTGTTTCATTTGAAAAACAGCGGTGTTGAAAGGAGCAGTCGCAATGGCCCAACCCTCGAAATCATGTCTCCGGTCGCCATTCAATATGACCGACCTGAAGAGCGAGTTCTTTTCTCACTTGAGCGAGATGCCAATCCTTTCTTCCACTTATTTGAAGCACTCTGGATGCTTGCTGGAAGACAAGACGTCGCTTTCCTCAGTGAATATAACTCTCTTATGCGACAATATAGTGACGACGGTAACGGTTTCAATGCCGCCTATGGTCAACGGTTACGTTCACATTTCGGAAGAGATCAAATTGACGAAGTCATTACCTTACTTAGACGAAACCCCGACGACCGCCAAGCTGTCTTACAGATATGGGATGTAAATGACCTCAATAAACAAACTCTTGACAAGGCTTGCAACCTCACTATTGTTCCGCGTATTCGCGACGGTTATCTTGATTGGACTGTATATAACCGCAGTAATGATTTTATCCTCGGTGCGCTAGGTGCGAATGCTGTTCACATGAGCATTATACAGGAATATGTTGCGTCGATGATCGGAGTCAAAGTCGGTCGTTATTGGCAAGTGACCAATTGTCTGCATATTTATAAAGAGTTGACGCCGCATTGGGAAAAATGTAAAGATCTTCCGCTTTCTGTTGATGATCCGTATAAAGGTGGGCGCGTTTATCCACATCCGTTAGTGACTAACAAAGAGTTTTGGATGAGTGATCTTTATAATTGGATGGATAAACCGTGGAGCGGTCAATCTTATGCAGACCCGTTCTTTGAGTATGTCGCAAAGCCAATGGCGATTGCTCATCGTGCCCACAAAGAAAACAAAAACGGGTTACAATACGTACAGGCAATACAGGCAACAGATTGGCGGTTAGCTTGTCAAACTTGGTTAGAAAAGAGGGAATCGAAATGAGTGCCAATGAAAAGCAAGTTGGAGGAATCCATTATCAACAAAGTGGCGAGCAACATTGGGATCGTATGTATCGTCTTTATGGTCGTGGTTATTTTGTAGGATGCTCTACGAAATACATTGAGCGATACCATATTAAGAATGGTAAAGAAGATCTTGAGAAAGCGATTCATTTTCTTGAGAAGTTGATCGAACTTGAATACGGAGAAGAAATTGATTTTCCGAAATTGACTGACGTTGTTCCTGATGAAATGTTGAAATATAAGGTTACAGAGCGTTACGGACCAGCCGCCCCGATCAAGTATGAGAACTGTACCAAACATCCTGAAGATACAATGAACGCTTGGTATGGGCGTAATGATACTTTTCTAGGTGTTCCTGATCATTTACGTGATTCAGCTGAACCGCAATCGCAAGGGTATGTCAATCAGGATGGTCAAGATGTACGATAATCAAGAACATTATCATAATTCTGATCGTTTTCCATCTAAAGATACGTTACGATGGTTGACTTCACTTGAAACGGTTAAACAAATCACGACTGCGACTTATGCTATTACAGAGGACGATGATATCCTTTTAGCAGACGCATCTTCGATCAGCATGACAGTTACTCTTCCTCCACCTCGTAATGGTAGGAAGTTGGTGATAAGCGAAGAGCCCGGAGGTTCTCACGGTAATACGTTTGTCGTTGTTCCCAATGGAACTGAAACCATTGACGGTGCTGCGTCAATCAACATGCGTAACTTAACAAGGACGTTTAAAGTGTTTAATGGAAATTGGGTTACGTGGTAAACTAGGCACGTTGTTGCCTGTTAATGTAAACAACAATTTTTAACTCATAGGAGAAATAAATGACAACCATCACTATTACCGTTCAATCTGAAGAATATGAAACTGTCAATGTTGAATTGACTGATGAAGAAGTTCGTTCGCTTTATATGTTGCGAAAAGAAAACGCAGCAAAGATTACCGACCTCCAGAAAAATCTTGACAACGCCAACAATAGTAAGAAATACGCAGAAGAAACAAGAGACGAGGCTAAGAACGAGTTGATTCAAGGTCATACTTTGTTGACCGCACTCGGTGTTCCGTTGAAGACCAATGAGGAGGAAGTTTACTACCGCAAAGACCTCATGATCACTACTCGTATTGCGCTATATATCGCAAATAAACAGGATAAATGATTTAGTTGTTACCTGTTAATTCAGGTAACAAAAGTAAGAAGTCGCTCGGTAGCGTACTGTCGCGCCCTTGCTAACTAAGATATCAGGTAATTCGCGATTAGTCTGGTTGAGGTTAAGTTTCAAGCAGAGTTGGGAATAGCTATCCCGGCAAGACTTGAAGTACGTCGTAAGACGGGCAGTAAACGGCTTCTTACTTTTGTTACCTGTTGTATAGATATGTGCTTATGGTAAACTGGGCACGTTGTAATTTATAGGGGTTAAAAATGCGACCGATGCTTCCGATTCTGTCATATCAAGATTTGAAAATGCTTGGTGATTTTTACAAAGCTCTTGAAGATATTGAGCATAAAATCAAGTCACAAACAGTGACTCCCAAAGATGAGCAGTTCCTCACTGCGTTGGAAGTTTTCCACAAAAACTGGTTAAAGGACCAATGATGATTTGTCCTAACTGCCGTAAAGATGTCGAAGGTATTTGGATCCAAAATATCAAGGGCGATACAGTTTTTGTATGCGAGTTGTGTATGTCTGAACTTGAATCAGAAGATTCGTATACTGATTACGTTTCTGACATGAAAGAAGAATATGGGAGGTATCGCGACGATGACTAAGATCTATGTGTGGCCTAATGACGATTGGTGCAATGAAGATGAATTAGAAGACGCTCTTCAATGGCATTCAGATGATTTCCGTGTTATCGAGATCTCAGATGATTGGGATTACGATAAAATTGAAGAGTTTGTGTATCAGTTGAATCGAGGCAATTTGTGATTGATCCTATCTTTCTTGACCTCGAAGTTTATCCAAATTATTTCCTTGCCAAGTTTATCAATATGGAAGGCAAGGTGCGTGAGTACGAACTGTATGACGGTCATCCGTTAGATGTGGATGGTATCCGTCGTATCATGAATAGTTACACGACGGTAACATTTAATGGTAATAATTACGATCTCCCTGTTCTTGCATTGACAATGAAGGGTGCTGAGAACGCTGAGCTTAAAGAAGCCAGCGATGCCATTGTTCTTCATGATATGAAACCTTGGAACTTTTACAAGCATTTCAAGTGCCAACCGTTAAGCTACGACCATATCGACATTAAAGAGGTTGCGCCGGGCGTTATGGTTAGCCTCAAGGCGTATGGTGCGCGTATGCACATGCCCAAGTTACAAGACCTCCCATACGACCCTGATAAACCATTGACGCGTGAGCAAATGCGCGATGTTGCCGAATATTGTTTTAATGATCTTGATACAACGCGCGAATTGTTGCAAGAAATTAAAGGGCGGGTTGAATTACGTGAGACTATGTCAGCTGAATACCGAACTGACCTACGTTCCAAATCTGACGCGCAGGTTGCCGAGGCGGTTATCAAAGCGGAGTTGTTCAGGCTCGGTGGTAAAAAGTTGGTCAAACCGTCAGTAAAAGAAAAGCAGTTCTTTTACAAGGTTCCTGATTACATTCAATATAAGACGCCGCAATTGCAGAATGTGTTGGAGATGGTACGCCGATCACCATTCACTGCAAAGACCAATGGTCAAATTGAAATGACCAAAGAGCTTGCCGATACGCTTATTGAGATTAACATGAGCGTCTATAAACTTGGTATCGGCGGGTTGCATAGCCAAGAAACTGAGCGGTCGTTTATCGCTGACGACAAACACGAGCTGCGCGACATTGACGTTACGTCGTACTATCCAAGTATCATCTTGAATCAAGAACTATATCCTGAAAACCTTGGGCCGCATTTTCTTGAAGTGTTCAAGGTGCTGGTTGACCGACGCATCGCTGCCAAAGGAACTGCGAAGCGCCTGCGTGTATTGAAAGAATTGACTGATGAACAAAAGGTTGAACTTGAACGCGCAGTCACTACAATGGATGCGCTTCGCATTACGATTAATGGTGCCTTCGGCAAGTTGGGTTCTGTTTACTCGGCGCTGTACGCACCGGATTTGATGATTCAAGTTACAGTCACCGGACAGTTGACATTGTTGATGTTGATTGAAGAACTTGAGTTGTACGACATACCGATTGTATCGGCCAATACTGACGGTATTGTGATGCACTATCCTAAGCAAAAAGTTGACCTTGTTAATGAGATTGTGCGTGACTTTGAGAAATTATCAGGTTTCCAGTTTGAGGACACGTATTACTCCGGCCTGTATTCACGTGACGTGAACAATTATATTGCGATTAAGACTGACGGTAAGGTGAAGACCAAGGGCGCGTTCAGCCCCGGTGGCTTGCAAAAGAATCCGCAGAATGATATTTGCAATGAAGCGTTGATTGCTTATCTCAAAGACGGTACTGATCCAAAGCAAACAATACTAAATTGCAAAGAGATTAGTAGGTTTTTAACAACCCGCGCAGTTCGCGGAGGAGGTCGTTGGACTTACGACGCATCTTACCTTGGCAAAACAGTTCGTTGGTACTACGGAATCGGTGACGTTGGTACAATCCATTATGTTGGCTCTGGCAACAAAGTGCCGCGAACCGATGGAGCAGTGCCTTGTATGGATTTACCTGTTGATTTTCCTACAAATATAGATTACAATTTTTACTTTAACGAGGTAAATGATTTGTTGATGGACATTGGTATGTTAGTCCGCCCACCTGTAGTCAAGAAGACAAGGAGTAAGAAATAATGTATGGCGAATGTTTTGATAAGAATGTCTGTAACACCACTTCACATTATATCTGTAAACACTGCGGTGAAGAATTGTGTTTGTTTCATTTAATAATGCACAAAATCAAATTTGCAATCGCTAGAAAATGTTATTTTTGGAAGCATGAGATATGAGCGATACATTTGATTACGATTGGTACGATATACCAGATGAGCCTGAGCCTGAACCTGTTCTTTGTGATTATTGCGGTAAAGAAATAACCTTTATCAAAGTTAAAGGAAAATGGTTACCGATTGATCCATTAACAGAT